TTTGCAATAGCCTCTAAGGTATTAACTGCGTGAGGAACTAGTAAACTATTAGCTCCTAGAGATAAGTCTCTTAGAAGTATCGTAGAACCTGTAGCATCCAATCCAAAGTCCATAGCTTTATACTTCAAATAAGGAGATATAAGCTCTAAGTCTTTATCTTCAAATAATCTGTTATGTACAGTTGCTTGGTATTGAAAGCTACCATCTGGATTGGCTACATCTCCTTCTCTAACTAAAAACACACCTAAGTCAGTATCAGTAGCTATATCTACTTTCATTATTTCAGCATACAAAGTAGTACCAGCTCTAACGTCTACAGGGTGGTCAAAGTACCACTCAATAACATCTCCAGCGTAAATATGAGATGCTGCGGTAGAACGTGCTGCAGCTCTAGGTAGAACTTGCTTGTATACATTCCTACCAGCTATCTCTATACGGTATTCTAACTTAACATTGCTATCAACTTCTTCTGCTGCTACTGTAGTAATTCCTAAACCTGTAATATTAACTCCAAAGAAGTTATTTCCACCATAAGGTACAGCTGTAATTGGATTGGGGTTACCTCTTAATGGTAAACTAAACATATCTGAATAAACCCTACCACTAGGAGGAATAAATCCACTAGCACCTTGGTTAACTGTTAAAGATTGGTCTTTCAATCCACCCCACAATGGGAAGTAATTAATATCAGAAGTTAAGTTAGTGAAAAATATATTATCAGAACCTGAAGACATCTTGTGTTGCTCTCCTAAGAATAGGGAGTTAAGCGTAGTTTCTATAGCTCTATCTGCTTCTAATTTATCAGTTACAGGGTTATATATAAAATGTGAAAGTGTCTCTTGGTCTAAAGAACTTCCCATTTTTACCCATTCAGTACCGTTCCAAACCTTGTTTACTTTCTCGTCAACATCATACACGATAACACCCTCCTCAGGTCTTAAAGATGATATTCTTTCTGTAGTATGTCTATCAGGAATAACCTTATAGCTCGCGTTTAAAATTGTTCCCATATTTATTATTTAATTATTTTTTTAAGTTCCTCGATTATGTCGTTTTCGCTGCTCATCTCTAAAGCTTCTAACCCTTGGTAAATACCCTCAATAGAAAAACCTTTGTAGTCGCCCGCTTTTATTTTATCCCATTCGTTGTCGTTATATACCTTCATAGTAATAGCCCAACTTCCTACAGGTGCTTTAAGGTTGTATAACGCTGTTTTATCCTTGTCGGTGTCCTCAACTAGCCAACTTTCAATAACACTCACGCCTGTAACTGGTCGTTCGTGTTCACTTGTTACGTTGTTAAGGTTCAACTTCTTCATAAATAGCTCAGCAGTTTTGTAGATAGTTTCTTTTGAGAAATATATGTTAAACTCCTTTTCTTTTATTTTACGATAAATACGCTTATCAGGTACTAAAGCAAGCCCTGTAACTATACGCTTCTCGTCGTCTACTACTTTCAACTCCATCTTATAACCCGACAAGGCTATAAAGTTCTCCTCAATAGCGGGGTTTTCTACTAACGAAACAGCGAATACTCCGTCCTCGTTTTCGTCCTTAATGAATAACTCTACTTCTTGTAATTTCATAACTTATTTACGTTTTATAGTGTACTTTGTTGTATTTTGTTTCTTTCGAGCGACTGAGCCGAGGTAACATCTCCCGCCACTACATACGCTTGTAATGGTTGCTGTCCTAGTGTCTGTGCTAGTTGGTTAGCACCTGTGTTACCTACTACGTTAAAAGTCGCGGGTTGGCTTTGTGATGTTGGCGGTGCTTCTGGTGGTGGTGGGGGAGTTCCTCCGCCTTTAAATTGCGTACGTGCAATAGTCGCTATTTGAGCGGCACCCGTTACTGCAACAATACCAGCTTTTATAAAGTTAGCTCCCGTTAACGCGTCTTGTGGGACTGCTAGTTGTGCCATAACACCTTGTGCCGTGCTTATAATTGCTTGTCCTATGCTGATAGCTTTGTTTACTTCAAACGCTTTTTTTTGCGCTGCTTCACTCTCTCCAGCAAAGGCAGTTACTAACCCCGCAATCGCACCTAGTGAATCACTAGCTAAAGATAATTTAGCGTCTTGTAATTCTCTTTCTCTTTGTAGTTCTGCTTTTGCTGTTTCTTTTTTCTTATCATCTAGCTCTTTATCTAGTGCCTTTTTTTCATCAGCATATTTTTTTTGAATATCTAAAATAGTCTGCTGTTGTGCTTCTTCTAATAAGAATGTTTCTTCTCCCGCTAAACGTGCCGCTTCAAGCGTTGCAAAATACTTATCGTTTACCGCGTTTATCTCTTGTTGCTCTTTACTTATTTTTAAGTTTAAATACTCATCTTCTAACTGGCTTATTTGTGCTAGTAATTCAGCTTGGTCTTGTGCTTGTTTTTCTAATCTTGCTTTTTCGTCTGCAATTTCTTTGTCTCTCTCTGCTTGTTCTTTTTCTTGTGCCGCTTTTTCATCTGTTTCTTTTTGCTCCTGTGCTTTCTTTCTTATTTCGGCTTGTTTCTCATTTGCCTTTTTTACTGCTTCTGTTTTCTCGTTTTCGGCTGCTGTAGTTTTCGCTACATCGTCAAGTCTTATTTCTTCTGCTAAGGCTCTACGCTCATTATTAGAATCAACTATAATTTTATTGTTTTCTGCTATTAGTGCATTTATTCTATCTAGCTCCTCTTTTGTTAAATCTCCACTTGCTTGCATTGACTTAGCTTCTGCTATAAGTAAATCATTTTTTATTTTTGTTTGTATTGCAAACTCCTCGGACGCCTTTATTCTTTCTAACCTATTCTTTCTAATAGCTTGAAATATCTCCTCTTCTGACTTACCTTGCGCTTTCATTAAACGCTCTTGGAAACTGTGCTTTTTACCTAGTTCCTCTTTCTCTTTAGCCAGCTCTTTTAGTTTCTTATCTTGTCGTGCTAACTGGTTTTTATGTAACGTCTCTTCCTCATCGTCGATAAATCCTAAGAAACTGATAATAGCTTTAAAGTTCATTATTAAAGCAGTAATACCAGCAATTAAAGCCGTTACAGCCGTAATAATTAAGCCTATCGGGTTGGCTTTCATAGCTACGTTAAGCACCTTTTGAGCTACAGCACTAGAACGAATAGCAACTCCTAACGCTCTAAAACTAGAAACGCTCTCACGAATACCTTGAAAACCCGAAGCAATAGCAGACGCGCTCTGTACTTTAAGTAATGCTTCTTGTACCTTTTCGCTTTCTACGCCCATGGCACCCATAGCACCCGTGCCAAGTTCAAAAGCCGCAGTAACACCACCTAAAGCACCGCCTAAGTTTTGCGCCATTGTTTGGCTCATACCGTCGACTACCATATCAGTATCAATGATAACTTTTTTCATTTTACCGACCTCGGCAGAAAGTGCATGAAATTCCTTAGTCCCGCTTTTACCAGCGCGTGCCATTTCATATAGAGCATCTTCTAAAGCGCCTATCTCAGCAGACAAGTTATCCGCCTTTTCAAAGTCCTCTTCAAATTGCTTTCCTAGTTTAGTAAGCTCTTTAAGTGCTTTTTGTGCATTTACATTTATTTCTATTGTTTTCTCTATTGCCATGCTTTACGTCTTTTCTCTTGTTTTATTTTGCCCTTAATAGTAGTCTCGAGCTTGTACTTTCCTTTAGCTATGTCCACGTTTTCACTAACCGCGTGCCAGTCGCTCATCTTTAACAATTCTAGTATATGCTTCATTATAAAAATATTTTAAATAAATTCTCTTGCAGTAGGAAGCTGTCATCCTCTTTTAGTAAATAAAATTCTTGTCCTAACTGATTACTGTAAACATCTTCTTCTATACTTAAATCTCCGTTTTCATCGTAGTAAAAAAATGTAAACTTTGTCGTTGTGTTGTCTCCTGTTGTGTTAGCGGGAAAGTTAAACGAAACATTTTCTTCCTCGTCATATTCTGTAATCTCTAACACGTCATTAATTGCTATTTTAACTATTCCTTTTTTTATTGGCTTAACAGGAAAAACAATATTACCGCCACCAACAAGGATAGGTTTAAAAGGTCTAATAATACGCCCGCGTTTTACTGAGCTATCAGTAATCAAAACAAGTTCTACCTCTCCGTTTGTTAGGTTTACTTTCTGTTCGTTTATTCTATACTTTTTGTCTCTAATTATTAAAGCATCGTTTAACTCTAAATTTTGCAGTAATGGTAAGGGTAAAATAGACTTAACTGTTAGTATCCTCGTTTTATCACTAAACAAGTTAGTAAGGTATTCCTGATAATATGTTCTGTATAAACTATTCGACTCAGGATCTAACGTTAAACTGCTAAACTCTTCGTTGAAGTTAATTGTAAACTCATCGTTATTATAAAACGTATCTTGACCAAATGGTTGGTAGGTAGTTATCTCTTCGGCTGTACTTCCATCTGTCAAATAAAAAGATACTGACTTTGATCCTAACTCATCTAGTGACTTGGTAGCCTGTTTAGCGTCTACCTTTATTTCTATTGTTTTCTCTATTGCCATGCTTTACGTCTTTTCTCTTGTTTTATTTTGCCCTTAATAGTAGTCTCGAGCTTGTACTTTCCTTTAGCTATGTCCACGTTTTCACTAACCGCGTGCCAGTCGCTCATCTTTAACAATTCTAGTATATGTTTCATAGTCTTATTCTTAATCCGTTTTCTTGTAATAACAGAGAATCATTCTCCTGTAGTATAAAACCTTCCGTTCCGTTTTGTGTAATTATGAAAGGTTCGCTTTTATATAGGTTGCCTTTCTCGCCGTAAAATTCAACGTTGTAATAAGCTGTTCTGTCTGTTCCTGTTGCGTTCGCTGCTACGTTAAACTTTACATTTACTTCGCCCGACTGGTTTACAAGTATTACAGGTGTCGTAGTTATCCATGGGTAAGGCGTTGCGGGTACGATAGACCAATAACCGCCCTTAATCGGTTTAATCGGTAGAACTAAGTCGCCACCAAGAACAGGCAAAGGTGGAGCTGTAGGAGGTATAGTTCTCGGCTGTGTCACTATGTCAGTAATCAGCTCAAGCGTTACCTTTCCTGTAGTGAGCTGTGACTTCATTAAGTTAATTCTATACTTCTTATCTCTTATTATTAACGCATCATTTAACTGAATAGAATTAAGTAATCTTAAAGGTAAGTTAGTTTCCACCGTTACCACTCGCGCCTTGTTGCTAAACAAGTTTTGTAAATACGCTCGATAATATATGTTATAAAGTGAATTACTAACAGGGTCTAAACTAAGAGAGCTAAATTCCTCGTTAAAGTTTATAGAGTAGTCGGTTGTATTGTAAAAAGTTTCCTGTCCGAAAGGCATATAGCTTGTAATCTCATCTGTCGTAGCTACTCCGTCTGTTAAATAAAAACTACAGCTCTGACTAACAGGATATAAATAAAGCATAGTAGCTTTAGGTATTACTGGCTTATTATCAGTCAAGTCTACAGTCTCTAGCGAATAACCCACTTGTAAATCTTCTCCAGTAAACTTATTAAATTGCAATGTTTCAAAAGGTAAATCAATTTTGAAGTCACCGCCATCGTAACCAAAATAATTACGAAGACCGCCATATTCCTTATTATTATTTTCTTTATATACCTTGTTTAAAATTGACTTACTTTGTTGCCAGTTAAACTCTATATTGTTATACAGCTTAGGTCTGTCTATCTTTATTTTGCTTACGTCCGTATACTCGGTTATATCTATTTCTTCACCTATGCTGTACCATAATTCTAACGGCTCAACTTGAAACGTCAACTCAGCGTCTAATGGATAGCACGTTAAATTAAACATCCGAAGCAACCCACTAAAATAGTCGCTTACTAATATGTCGGGTGCTGTGTTTACAAAGTCTATTTCTGTTACGCTTACTATATTTTCGTTGAAACTTGCTGAGCTTATGTTATTGTTAAATGTTTGATTACTGCCGTTTGTTACGCTGTATCTAAAAAACCAACTTCCACTAACTACGAAAGTATCTGAATCGTTTGTACGAACAAAGAACTCGTAATAGTCGTCCATACCTACTAAGTTTTGATAGAACGAAGCGAACTGAAAGTAAATATCCCCTGTCTGTACCGCTGTGCTAAATTGATAGTTCCCGTTTTTGTGAACGTCTACCACAAACTGAGTAGCTGGGTTCGTTGCTGTTACAGAAACAACCCCGTCAAAAGAAGAAGAGTTAAAAGTCCACGTTCCGTCATTTAACGGCTCCCACTGCATAACGTCAATATATTTAAAGCGTATTCTGTTATTCTCTAAAGGCTCATAGTCTACGTTGTCAGGTTGTACAGGAAAGTAAGAAGTAAACGGTATTTGTATAGCAGCTTTACCGCCCGTAAATACGTTGCTGTTCTTCCACCATGTATAAAGGCTCGTAAATCTGTCATCTGTCAAAAAGTTACCATCAAAAGTTAACCCGTACTTAGCTTCTATAAGCTCGAATACTTTAGCAGTCCTTAACGCTGGAAACAGCTCGGTAAACTCTATAGCGTTACCGCTTACACTAATATCGTTTAAGCTAGCGTCTCCATACTTCCATGCCCTATCACTTGAAATTAAAGGATAGCGCACGTCTAAACTGCCGCCACTTGTTAGGCTTGTTTTTACCTCGTTATAACTCCCATCAAAACTCAAACTGCTATAATCTAAGTCCCTCAGCTTGTCATCTCCGAAAAGGTCTTTAAGCGTAACTACATCACCATAGAAAGTAATACTGTAGTGCTGTGCTTCACCCTCTACTAACTCCGCCCCCTCAAGCTGTATCTTACCTCTCCTAAAAGGTGTGAAGTTTATTTCTATTCTCGCTGGCTGTCTTTCCTTAGCTATAAATCCGTCTTCTACATCGTTCTGATAGTAGTGTTTAAATATCTCGTTGTTACGCGGAGAAGCGGGTACAGTAAACTGCTGAGAGAAGTCAGTGAATACTTTCGCTATGTCGTTGATGTTTTGAATACTCGAACTTACTTCTATATTCTCATCGTCGAATAAATCTAGTATCTCATCGTTAATGTATATCTGTACCGTCCGCATTATATAACGTAGTTTAGTTGGTTATGGCTGTACTCAAAATCTACCCTGTAATTTATTAGCTTGTCGTTTATGTGTTCTTGTAGTTTTACGTTTTGAGTTCTTAGCTTCACAGGCTCGTTATTTAGCATTATCTTTTCACTTAATAACATTGCCTTCATCACGTTGCTGTAAGTCTCAGGAACGAAGCCTGTGTTAGCTGTAATGCTTTTTTTCGCGTTTCTGTTAAATACCTGTCTTCTGTTTTCGTAAATGTCGTAATCGACACTAGACGGCATTAAGTTGTATTCCGTTCCTGTTGCTTCAAAGTTGCGCTCGCTTGCTTTAAAGAAAATAATCTGCTGCCATACTCCGTACTGGTTAATAAAGTCACAAACTAAAGGAGTGTATTTAGGCTCACATATCGGCTCAAAGGTGTAAGTGCGTACAGGAAAACCCGCTTCGTAAATTTCTACTATGTTGGTCACTCCTATATGGCTAGGGTGTACATAAGGCACAAACTTAATTCCAGTGTTTAAGCTTATTGCGTCTGTATTATTATAAACTGCATTAGTTAAGCTTCCTGAGTTGTAAAAGTAAATACCTCCTCCGTTTCCTGTATCTTGTACATAGTAAGTACCCTCATCTAAAAATACTGCGCTGTCTGATACTCCGCTTGTGTCTCCAAGACTAGGGTTATAACCTTGCTCATAATATCCGAAGCCGTCAAAAACTCCATAGTCTGTTGTGCTGTCGAGTACAGCGTTTACGTAGACCTTTACGCGAATAACACAATACTCACTATTTCCCGCTGCTGTCTCTACAGATGCGCTTGTAAACTTCTGAAAAGAAATATACTCCCTACAATAAGGACTAATATCAAAGTGCGCAGTTGTTGCTATTAAGCTAGGTATAACTTTGCTTAGTGTGTAAGTAGGTGTAAGTGGTACTCCCGAAAGTACGTTAAAAATATATAGTTCCGCTTTTACTACGTTTCCTACTGAGCTAGTCTTACTAACTATGTAAGGACTTCGTACAAATATGCTAGTTGCCATTAGGTAAATTATTAGTTGTGAATGTTAAAAAGTCTTCTATGTCTAATCCGAACTTTTCTATTAAGTCATCAGGTAATCGTTTGAACGCTGCTTCAAAAGGTTTAGTAAAGAACAGGCTCGGCTTTATTCCGTTGTTATATACGCTTCGTGCTATTAAGAAATTTAAACTCTTTCGGCTTATAAACTTTCCATCTTTGTCTCTAGGTGCTAACCCCTTTTTAATAGTCCACTTGTCAAACGCTTTAGCTGGTGGCATCTTTGACTTGTAACTAAATGGCGTGTTGTATTTCTTTTTTTTACCGCTTACCCCTATGTCTTGAAACTTACCGTAAGCCTCCATAAGAAAAGCTAAACTAAAAGAGTTCTTTGTTACGTTTAAATCAAAGTCTAAAGAGTTGTAAAGCTCCTTACTCGCGCTCTTTCCTTTTCGCGTTAAGTTGCTTCGGCTTGACTTAATTACTGCCTTAGCGAATTTACTGAGTTCTATTCTTACCTCGTCGCTTAACATCTAGTCATATCGTTAGGTACTAATACATCAAAACTAACAGCCCAGCCCGCTAAGTAATTCTCAAAGCGTTCTGTAAACGGCTCTATTGTCGGGTCTCCATCTATTCTAAAAGTCCTTACATTATCTCCCCTGTCAAATATTTCAAGCATACGAAGTGCTACAGCTAACTGAGTGTTTAATACGTCTTGCTCGTCGTCATTGCCTATGAATATATCTGTGGTCTCAGTTTTACTTTTGTCTACAATATCCATACACATAACAGTAACACTAAACCTTAATATATTGCTTTCCCTGTTTACGCTGTTTACCATTATATGAGACAAAGGAAAGATAGTCTGCTTTGTTAAGTCAATATCAAATATATCTCCTTGCGTTACCGTGTTAACGAATACATCAGCGTCTAGCTGCGCCTTAATAGTTGTTAGTATGTCGTAGTATGCTGTCATCTTTTAAACTGTTTCTTTATCTCGTTTGTTTCTATTCTGTTTTTCTCGCTTTCAAAAGTGAGGTAGGTGAGAGCTGTTGAAAGTCTGAGTTTAGTGACTGCTTCAAAGTGCCTAACATCTCCTCTAGCGAGTTGATAGATTGAGTTATACCATCCCCACTTTCTACCGAACTGCGCCCTAGTTGAATAATCGCCTTCCCCTCCTTCTCTAAATAATTCGGTAAAGCTGCTAGTAACTCGCTTCCTAAATTCCAAAAAAAAACCTGTGAGCCTAACACTACATCTAAAGGCATTAGCTTCATTAGTTCCGCGTATTCATCCGTTCCCTCATATTGTAGTATTGTGTATTCGTCCTTTATCTCAGTTCCGATAGGTCTGAATAGTACAGCCATAGCTCTGTGCATATTGCTCCAGTCTCCTATGTACTTATCTAAGTCTACGTACTCCCCGAAAGTCATAGCGTCTAAGTCAGGCACAAAACCAAACTTAAAGCCTTTTAACTCGAACTTGTTTACTAGACTTTTCTCTTGAACAAATAAGTTATCTAGGTGCAAGCACACCTCCTCAACAGAAGCCCGCTCTATTAGCTTTACTTTGTCTGCTGGTATCAAACAAAAGCACTCTATCATTAATGCCTTTAGCTCGTTCTCTTCTAAACCTTTTGCACGTTCTAAAAAGTACTGGTATTGTGCAAGCGTTATTTCTCTTAAGCTCTCAGGAAGTTTAATCTTAACTTTCATAAATTATATACGTTTAATTTTGTTTTTGTATTAAGTGGCTAGTTAACCTACCTTATATGATATTCTCCCCTTGTTGGGTTTTCTAACTGGTAGCTTACAGCGTACCTAAGTGCATCTATAGCATGGTTATATTTATCTACAGGAGTTGAGCTTTTCTTTTCCAACCAGCAGTAGTTGTTTAGTTCCTTGATTAAGTCGGTGCTGCTTTCGTCTATTATTAAGTCGAAGTCTTGAAGTAAAGCTATTCCGTAAGTTACTGAGCCTTGCCCCTTGATTGCTGGTACTATGTTATTACTTACGCTTAGTTCACTTATCAACCTAGGCTCTGCGCTATCTGCTACTATTAAACTGCTTCCCGCAAAACGTTTGTTTAGTTCTGCTATCTGTGACGTTGTTAACGCTTGCTTATAATAGTGTAGTTTTATGTATATTTTCTTGTTTACCTTGTCTATGCTTGTTTCTACTAAAGTTGTCGGGTCTGCTGAGAAACCAAAGTCTTGCCCGAATACGCTCGGAGCTGCTTGCTCAAACTTACCTATTGTCCAATTGCTAAATATAACTCCCTGAGCGCGGTTTAACCAGCCTCCTAGTATTTGATGCTTAAACTTCTCAGGCCGTCGCGTGCGTATGTTTTCTATTTGATTAATATAACTTTCGCTAAGGTTGTCTAAGTTGTCTAAGTAGGTTGTGTGAATATAGGTAGTGTCCCCCTTTGTAACGTTGCTTCCCTCTTGTACTCCTCTCGTCTCAAAGAAGCGGTTGTATATCCAATGCTCCTTAGTGCTAGGGTTCATTATTAGTATTACCCTGTTCTGTGTGTTCTTGTGCCTTACTGATAAATCTATTTTGTCAAAGATACTCTCATCTGTTAACTCCTCGGCTTCATCGAGTACATACGTTGTTACACCTTGCAATGATTTGAGGTTAGCTGTTTGGTCTCCTGAGCTTGTCTTAATACCTCTGAACAATATACGACTGCCTGACTGCTTGTTAATTATTTCGTCTTTGGTTATATGGAATCTATCTTGCCATCCTAGTAGCTCAATCTTCTCCAGGAACTCAGGTATAATACTTATGCCAGCTGCTCTAAGTGTGTAACGTGTAAATAGTATAACGTGATTAGGCTCAGCAGTTAGAAGACAAAGAAGTAATCCAATAGAAAACGACTTGCCCGAACCACGCCCACCTGTGCATATAAAATAACGCGAATCATTGTCAAATACTATATACTTTTCGTTAATCTTTATCACTCCTTAACATTTTTAAGGTCTCGTTAAAATCAAAGTTAGTAGTTAGTTCCCCCTTTATTTCGCTTTCCGTTTTCTTTGGTACGAAGTATTGAGCATATTTAGCAAATAGTTCTAAATACTTACTAGGACTTTCCTTCAGCACTTGTTTAAACGCGTCTTCTATGTTTGGAACTTGACCCTCTAACGTTTCAATAAATATCTCTCGCGCTTCTTTGATGAGTTTATCTTGTGCTCCTTTTGGTCTTCCGTTTTGATTTCCGCTCTGTCCTTTTTTAAATGGCATATAATTGTTATTAATTGTTGTTAACAATATTTTATATAGGCTTATAAACTTTTAATTCATGTTTAACAGCATATCGAACTGCTCTCTATCCATGTCTATTATTTCCACGTCTAAGTCGTCTTCTAAGTGTTCTACGAAGTCTATTATATATTGTCCGTGTTTTACGTGTTCTATTACCTCTTTCATTAAGTCCATGTCTCCTACCGACTTATTGAACTTTATGTAGTAGTACATCATTTGTATTGATTGAAAAGAGTTTGTAGTTTGTTTAATACTCCTCTAAAACAGCTTCCGCAGCTTGTAGGCTTAAAGTCGTAGTGTAGAACTCTGTTGTATATCTTTACTAGTTCCTTCTGCTCATCTGGTTTAATCATTGTCTTAGGCTTGCTAAAGAAGTCTGCTAGGTAGTTATATTCTTCTTCCTCTAAACACTCAGGTTTATTATAAGGAAATATTTTATTGAGTTTCGCTTTTCTGTCATCACATCCGCAGTCGTTTCCCATTAGAAACTTAGCTACCTTTGCAATACCAGTTGCTTCTAATACCTGTTCAACTGTATCACCTAAACCGTTTGAGGTTTCCTCGTTTGCGTCGTTAAAGCGTTCTTTCCATTGCTTGAATTCTGTAGTCCTTTTGTCTAAGTTTTCGTAGTATTCGTTACTCTTCTCCATTGTCTTCTAGTTT